TACCACTACACAGAAGGGAAAGGTAGATGAAACCACTAACAGAAACAGCAACGGAGATGTGGCACGAACTAGCCACACACCACGACAACCCCTATGAGATTAAGAAGGCTCGTATCTTCGCTATCTCGGCAGAAGGGTTTAGTCGTGTTCTTGTCACATCAGGTGATGTGTACGACGCACTTGACCTCGCAGGGGGAAAGACCCTAAACGCAGACGAAATCGGTATCGGCGTTGAGACTTGTGGTTGGGCTGCGCCAATACAAGACGAAGATAACAAGAAGGCAAAGCGAGAGAACAAACTCCAACCCTCACAACACCCACAGCGTCGTCGTTGTCGCCTGATTACTTTGGTGAACAAGGACTTGGAAGCAGGAAGCGCACTCGGCTTCTCTGACGAAGATGAAATCATCACCGACGAAGGCAAGGCGAAAGGTACTCTCGCAGACGCTTTGATTACGGCTATCACGAAACTCACTTCCAAGAATAACTAAGCGAACTCAACCTCGCTTCCGATAGGGGCGTACTTGCCGAAAGGCAGGTGCGCCCCTTTCGTTTGTACCCACTTGCTTGTGGTTCGTCATACGCCACCGTCGGATAGAAGAAGTTGCGCTTCACCCGACAGCCCCGGTATGATGAACCCATGAACCTCTACTCATGCGTCGTCTGTGGGTCAAAGATAGACCCGAAAGGCGCAGGAACATACCATCAAGTGACTTGCTGGATACCTGTTGGAAAGACGAGTGGGGTCAGGCAGACCGACCCTCTGTATCGCTACGCACACCGAGTATGCGTGGAAAGCCCACCCAAAGGGCAGGAAGAAACCCTGTTCTAGTTAGACAACAGGAACAACATCACTACCAAAACGCAGATAAAAACCGACACTTAGCGTTTATCGCTAACGCAAGGGTGTTCTGTCATTTTGGCGAGACACTCAGAACATACTCTTATTTCTCCGAACACAACACCAATGTAGTGTCCGTGTCCAAACGGGGTTGGCTTGTCGCACTTGTCGCAGGCAGACAAATCAGGTGGGCTGGTTATCATTTCTCTCCTAGGGCTTGCTTGTTAGTTCTACTACTTGACCAATGTGTACGAGTTCCGTACCACGCTTCTCAACTAGGTCATCTACGGCACTTTGTATTGAGCCGTCGCAGTTTCGCTCAACGATAGCCCAAAGCGTGTCGTACTGTTCTACGACTACCTGCGTTGGCTCGCAGGAATAGTTATCCCAACTATCCACCGAACTCTTGACCAACAGAAACGAACCCAATGCCACCGTTCCCCAAAACACGAAACGAACCATTGAGCGAACCTTGTAATAGTGATAAGTACGCATAGATGTAATGTAGTCAAGTCATTTAGAAAAGTCAAGCATTTGATTTCTGTGCTGAACGAAACTCATGCCCCACCGTCGCCAGAAGAACTTTCCTTGCTGCGTGCGAGCCCCGTTGGGTTCTGGGTTGCCGAATTAGCACTATCTGCGTAGGAGAAATTATCCCAACCTCTCTCTTTTATCCGTGTCAAAAGACACATGAATAGGACTTGCGTTTTATGGTACACGACGCTATCTTTGTGGTACATGAAAGGAGACAGTCAATGGGTATGGATGTAATGGGGAAAAACCCGACAAGCACAAAAGGCGAATACTTCCGCAACAACATCTGGTGGTGGCATCCACTCTGGAATTTCTGCTCGGCTGTTGCCCCTGAAATCTGCGACAAGGTGGAACACGCCCACTCAAACGACGGCGACGGCTTGGATGAGTTGGACAGCGTTGAGTTGAGCAAGCGTCTGTTCACCGCACTCAAAGACGGCACGGCAAAGCAATACATCAAAGAGCGCAACGACTACATCAAGTCTCTGCCAAAGCGCAAGTGTTCGCATTGTATGGCGACAGGTATGCGCCTTTGGTACAAGAACACCAAGACGGGCGAAACTCGCAACTCATACGAGTACGACATGATGGCAGACATCTTGGGTGACGGACAGAAACTTCCGAAATACAAGAAGTCGCCTATCAAGAAAGACGAGACCGAAATCTCAGATACCTGTAATGGGTGCGGTGGCAAGGGTGAGACAGAACCTAATGGAGCCAACTACTTCATTGACGAAAAGAACATCCGTGAGTTCGCCAACTTCCTGAAAGCCTGTGGCGGTTTCCAAATCTTTTAGATGTAATACCAATAACCAACCAAACAAAAAAGGAAAGAAAATGACAAAGACAAAGAAAGAAAAAATAGTCGCAGAGCGTTTGTACGAACTGCGACTGGAAAACGAACTAACGCAAGAGGAACTCGCAAAAGCGTCAGGCATTGACCGCAAGACCGTGAACCGCATTGAGAACGGACACTTCGCACCAAACCTTGACACCTTGTTCCGCTTGTGTGAAGCCGTAGGCGTAAAGCCAGCAGAACTTCTCAAAGGTCTGTGATGCGTATTCGTCTAATCTCAACGGATGACCCGTACACCCGCCTGAAAGCGGGCGACGAGGGAACTGTCACCAATAAATCTGTGGACTTTTGGGGCGCAACCGTCTTATCAGTCACTTGGGACTGCGGTTCTACTCTCTCGCTCATTGATGGCTTGGACAGTTATGAAGAAATCCCCGTGTCCGTATGGGACACATCATCAGACAAGGTGGTAGCAAATGGAAACTCGTAAGGTTGTCGTAAGCAAAGACATCAAAGATTATTTATTTGACAGGATTATTGCTGTTATCAAATCGCTCAATGATGTCATGGAAGAAGTATCCAAATGGGAAACCGAAGGCGAGGTAGCAACAAATGGCAACTCGTAGCATTATCGCTGAACCGTTCGGTGATGGGTGGCGTGGTCGCTACTCACATTGGGATGGCTACCCATCAGTCAAGATACCCCAACTCACGGAACTCGTAATCCGTGACGGCGTAGAGAAAGTCCGACAGACACTTCTCCACGACAACCTTTCATGGTCTGTCATTGACCCGAACTACGAAACTCGTGAAACCGAGTGGAAGGTAGTGGAAGGGTATGGCGAAGCACACAACGACATAACATCAATAAAGTGGTTCACGCAGAGTGACACCGAGTTCGCATGGGCAGAGTATGTCTATGTTCTTGGCGACAAAGCCATCTTCGCTTACAAGATAGAGGGCGACAAAGCCATCTCTTTTATTGGTGAACACCGATACGAAGGTGCGTTCGCTACTAAATAACCCCTACGAACTAGCCCCCATCCGCAGAAATGTGGGTGGGGGCTTTTTCTATTCATCCACCACCGTCACAAGAAGATGAACGCGGGTTGGTCGGCGGGCGCGGGGCCGCCGAGTGATGTCCCCGTCGCCGCCGCCGTCGTCAGGTGCGACCTTCGCAGCCAACTCGCCTCGCCAGCCGTGTGTGACGCACGACCAGCGCAATAACTTGACAGTCGTATGCCATAGCAGGTACACTTACCTCACCTACTAGAAAAGGAGAGCAAGTGATTACAGCAACAGCACTACCCAAAGCGTTACGCCAAGAGCGTGACCGTGAGGTGACCTATATATGGCGTTCGCCAAAGATAGACATAAAGCAAGACCACTCAGGCGACTTATGGGGCGAGCAGATAGAATTAGAGTTTGACCACAACGCCAAGCGCAAGCAGTACGAAGCAACCGTTCGCCGTGTGTTGTGGCAACCGAGCGACACCTTTACGATTACCTCGTTCGCATTGTTTGACCGTGCGAACTATCCGAGCGTGTGTTTTGCCACTAAGCCCGTAGGGCGTTACGGCGATAAGTCGTTTGCCGAGTTTGAGAAGCAAATCTTTGACGAACTAGATGACCACCTAGCCTCAACGCCTATCCTGCGTGAGTTGCTAAGTCGTACACTCGCCTACTGATAGCCAACCCCAAAAGGGGCGCACTTGCTGAAAGGCAGGTGCGCCCCTTATTTTTTTGCCCGTCATACGCCACCGTCAAAAGAAGAACTCAGGCAGGGACTTGCCAGCCCCGCTGGATTACAAAACCGGATGCCCGGTCGAGCAGGTTCAGTCGTTGATGGCTTTGAGAAGTAACTTGATGGTGTCGTTGGATAGGGTTATCTTGTCGCAGTCATACATACGCCAAGGGAAAAGAACCCCAACAGCGTCTTGTAGAGCGCAAATCAACTCGCAGGTCTCGGTTGCTATCTGTTCGTATGTTCGGTTGTCGTCTGTTGGCATAACTTCCTCTCTCTCATACTTATTGAGGTTCGCTGCGCCGAGGAATGTAATGTGACTGTTGCCACAAAACTTGACTTAGGGATACTTATGTCCTAAAATAACAATAGTGAACGGAAAAGAAAAACTATTTGTGGACTATTGGAGTTTGGTCATAGACCAACTCGGTGGCTCGCCGTCTTGGGGAGACTTAGCCGAACTCACGCACGAAACACAAGTAGGACTATTCGGTTGGTGTCCGTGCGAGGACAACGAGGGTAATGAGAACCCATACGAGGACTGTCCTAAAAACCAGTAAAAGAAAGGGGGGATAGATACACAATGAAACGGGAACCAGAATTCGGAAACGAAACTTGTTGCCAAAATTGTGGTGACGAGTGGGCAGTCCTAAACAATGATGAACACTGCCCAGAGTGCGCTACAACATACAAACAATACAACCAGCAAACAACTAAATGAAGCAGAAGCAGTTTGGTAAGTGAACAACTGACCAACGAATAACCACCCCCGAAGAACCGTCTAGTCGTAATGGCTAGGCGGTTTTTTTGTGTATTCACGCAACTCATCCGCCACCGTCGTAAGAAGAACTCTGGGGGCGTTCGCCAGCCCCGCTAGCCAACGCCCCCAGTCCCATTCGCCGTCTGGCGGCAGCGGCGGAGAACCTCGCAACCTGAGAGCAGAAACCTGCGCCGTGACCACAGCCACAGATTAGAAACTTGACAAAGACCCACAACTGCCCTACGATAGAACTATGACAAACACACTCAAATGGGGCAAGGGCGGTTCGTCTTGTCACCTAATAGGCATAGTGCGTGACGGGCGACCGTGCGACACTAGCGAAGTAATGAACCAAATCGGGAAAATGGTAGTGCTTGCCGTATCGGGCGGGCGTATGGCTGAACTAGAAAATAAGGAAGGCGAGACAGTCGGCGTAATCCTGCCGATTACCTCAACCCGACGCATAGAAGTGGTGCTTGATTATTCAGACACCTACATAGTCAAGCGTATCCGCTACATACAAACAGGGAAAATGGCACACACGGAAGTCGTAGAAGCGGAACAGTCGCACATCTACTGCGACCAACTCGCAGAAGTGGTGCTTGACCTATCTACTTGGAAGTAATGCACTAGCCAAATCCCCAAACCAACCCCCAACACGGGCGCATCTACCAATTCGGTAGGTGCGCCCGTTGTCGTTCGTACCCGTTCGCCGTTGTTGTTCGTGTCGGCTCATACGCCACCGTCAGAAGGTAGAAGATGCCGTCGGACTTGACAGCCCCGCAGCTTGACCCTCCCGCGTCCGGAGGGCCGGCGTGCGACTGAGAGTCCGGTTGCCGGCTGGGGCGAAACCGACTGCCGGCAGAACCTCAAGCGTGACCACAAGCACACACGACATGACTTGACAAAGTACTACTTATGTCTTATTCTTAGCGCATGACAACAACCAAAACACAGAGTGATTGGGATGGAGTAATCCAAAACAGTTGCGACTGCATGAAGTATGACCCTATAAAGGAAGAGTACACGGATGAACCTGCAGACGATTGCTATGGCGATTGCTGGGAGACTGCCGTTTTTCACTTCACAGAAGGAATAAAGGGATGGTACGACGCCAACCCGACCTACAACTTCACGATTGACGGACTGCCACTATGGAATCGTTCGGTATCGGGAGAGTTCACAGCGAAAACCATTCCCGACTTCATCCGTGCGGTCACGGTCAATGACACTTGGCGTCTGCGCTGGCAACTATCGGGAGAAGTGTTGCACCTGAACTTATCGCACCACGACGTCCCAATGGGGCGTGGCTACACCGTTCGTTACGCACTAGATGAAGACTCGGAGTGATAGCGACGGTAATCGTCGTGTTTGTTATCGCACTGATACTTAGCCAGTAACCACACAGCGAACCCCCGACTAACGGGCAGGCGCACTCACTGCGAGTGTGTCTGCCCGTTTTGCTATTCCCGTTCATCCGCCACCGTGGTAAGAAGAACTCTGGGAAGACATGACAGCCCCGCACCCGAAGAAGCCATGAGAGAAAATCGCATCAGTTCCCTCTCACACGGTTGCGGCGGCAAAGCGCAGGCGCGCGACATCATCCAGACGGAAGGGGAAAAGCGAGGAACTAGCCCAACAATGGGCGTAGTTCGTCAATCAGTCGCTTGGCGTCACGCTTGTAGTTCGTGTGCCAGTCGGGTGCGGTGCGTGGTGAGGCAGGGTACTTGGCGTCACGAATCGTGTAGACGCCCTTGATAATCGGTACTTTCCACCCGTCTTTTGTCTCTACGAGATGGGAGTTGGGCACGATGAGGGGTGAACCAGTCACAATGCCGTGTTGAGGGCGGTCAAATTGACCAGCAGTGAAGTCAATGAAGTGGTGTTCGGTCTCCACTACAAGGTGTCCAAAGAAATCTCGCTCAAATGGATTACGACCCGAAGTAATCTCATTGGTAATCCATCGGTCACTCGGCTTAGACATTACGCCTACTGACCAAGCGGTCTTACTCTCTCGGGAAGCAACTACATCATTGCGTAGGCGGTAGCCCTCATCGTTCCAGCAGACAGCGTCAAGCTGGGTTGCGTTAGCAGCGACCCCGTACTTGTTTAGGGCAACCGTGAGAATACGAGAAGCCAGTATGCAGGCGTTCGGTACGGTCACGGGCACGACCTCACGAAGCCAAAAGTTCTTGGCGACTTCTAAAACAGCCGTCTCGGTGTCGTGTGTAAGGTGGCGTGTTGCCATAGCAACACGCTAGCCCGTAGATGGGACAAAAAGCAACTTGTACGGCATGAAGTTCGTCACATCGGTTGGAACAAACAGGTGTTCGCCCACAGGTGTTCATCAGGTCGAACGGAAGGAACTCATGCCCCACCGTCGGTAGAAGATGACCCCCGTCTGGCAGCCCCGCTACCAAACGGGGGTGTCCTCAGTCCCAGGCGAAGAACTCGTGATGTCGTCAATTGCGAACACATGAACGGCTAGACCCGACCTGTTGTCAACTTTCTCGGTGGTCAAAGCCTGTGACGCATGACCTTGGTAGTAACTTGACAGAAGTGCGTGGGAGTGCTTGACTATCTGCGTACCACTTACTACTCTTTACTAAATAGAAAAGTAAAGGGGGTGAAGTGAAGATACATCAAATAATCGCCGTCTCAATTCTTATCGCAATACCGCTCGGTGACTACATAGAGCGAAAGCAACAAGAGTGGGAAAAATGGAAAAAGGAGAATTGGGGGTGATGTTTTGTCCCAAGCCACAACTTATGTAATCTTTTTTTGCCTTTTAGTTCTACTAGCAGGGTAAAAATCAACTAGCCCGCCCGAAAGGGCGGGTTTTTTGTTGCCCAAGAACACCCAGCCACTCGTGGTTTTGGGTTTGGTTCTGGTTTTGGCGGGACTCTCATGTTTGACGCCATCAGAGTTCCTCGCACGTTCCGTGTTAGCAAGTGAGATGCGGTTTGTCAAGAAAGTTTCCAACAATCTGACTTGGATGTTTGCTTCCCGACATCAAAGCCGACTTCGTGTATCCAAAACTGTTTCAGCAACTCAGTTCCTTCGTCATCCGCCACCGTCAGAAGAAGTCCGTCGGGGACATCGCAGCCCCGCTATTGCGATGTCCCCGCGACGGCGGACCGGAAGCCGGCGGCGGAAAAGTTCTCCAACTCGCTGCCGACCGAACACTTGTTCGCCGGGGTGACCGCCGACACGTAGTGTGACGCCCGACACGTAGTGTGACCGCCGGCACATAATGGGGCTGTGTGACGCCCGACACGTAAGATGTGACCGCCGACACACCAAGCGCAAGTGTGACGCCCGACACAGAATAGCAGTGTGTCTAATGTCTCACTAATAAAATTTGACATGGGGTACTTATGCCCCTAGAATGGTGAGCAGAAAGGGGGTATCTAATGAAATTCAGCGGATACGAGGGCGAATATATTGTCGAAGACGGCGATGTAGCAACGCTCACAGCCGAATGTTCATTGCTAGTGTCGCAGTTGTCGCAATGCGCTAAGGCGCTCAACGAGGCAATCGCCTCGGGTGACGCCATTGCATTGCATTGCGCATTGCGCTCGGCTCACGAGCTAATGCTTGCTCATCTTAGCGATGGCAACCACATATCAATAGAACTAGCCTCGGAATTCTGACGGCTAACACCCCCCCGAATAGGGCGAGCGTGCCGAAAGGTGCGCTCGCCCTTTTTGCTGTACCCGTTCACGCCCTTCATACGCCACCGTCAAAAGAAGAACCAAGCGCACACGGGAGTCCCGCCCGTGTGCGCTGTCCCCAGTCCCATCTGGCGGCCAAGGCGGCAAGCAGGCCGAGAAGTCCGACGGGTGGGTGGTCGGGTGGGTGTGCCTAACTACACAGTCTAGAACTTGACATGGGCGATAAATGCCCCTAGTATTGACACATGACAACAAAAACCGACATTACGAAACTGATGAAGCGAGCAGACGAAGTCAAACTCGTTCTAAGCCGACTGATAGCCCTAGTAGAGGCAGCCGAAGCCGAAGCAGCCGAATCAACGTGGACAGAGGAAAAAACTGATGCGCTGGAAGGTGCCCTGAGTGATGTCTCCTCACGCTGCTACTCGCTCGGCTACGAACTGACCCGTGAGTCATCTGATACAGTGCTGACTCGTTCAGACTCGCTCTAACAGCCAAGACCGAGACTGATGAGTAAGTCTCGGAACCATACCGATAACATACTTTTGTGACTATTGGCACGCCTGTGTGTCTGTGACGAAGGTCAATGCTTGACAACTACTAAGTAAGTGACTACTATCGTTTTGACCACTACAAGAAGGGAGTTAGCGTGTCGTATACCGTAGTTTGTACCATGATTTTTCTCGCAATAATGGTCGCATAAAACAGCCAACAAAAGAAAACAAGAAGCCCGCTTGCGCCCCCCGCAGGCGGGCTTTTTCTTTGCGTTCGCTCAGGTCGCCTCGTGTCAGTCCGAAGAACTCAGCGCAACCGCATCTAGTTTTCGGGCATTGTATTCGAGCCCCGCAAGTTGTATCATGACGTTGATGCCCGAGACACTCGCCCTCTCCAACGACCATTTGGTGTTCGACTTCCCGTATGACGCGGCGCAGGTCACAGAAATCAAGAAGATTGACGGCGCAAAGTGGGACAAGGTGAGCCGTGTGTGGCGAGTTCCGATGTCAAGTCTCCAGCAAGCACGCGATTTCGCCAGCAAACACAACTTTCACATTGACAACGACGTGCTGACTTTTACGCTTCCCGATAAAACGGTTCAAAGAACTGGTGTTTACCACTTGGACGACTGGTTGTTCATGAGCTTTAGCTATGACCCAGTACGCGTTCGAGCAGTAAAAGGAGTACCGGGAGTTACGTGGGACGCTGAGTCAAAAGCATGGAAGGCTCCATTAACCGCAGTACGTTCTGTAATCGGTTTCGCGGAATCCTTTGGGTATGAAGTCCCAAGTGAAATAAGCGAAATGGCAACACAGATAGAAGCCGCGCGAACGGAGTCGATAGCAGCCGCAAAATCGACTTCTGCAGAGCTGGATTTGCCTTCGCTCAATGGCGAGCTTCTCCCGTATCAAAAAGCCGGCGTGCTTTACGCGACAAACGCAAAACGTGCATTTATTGCCGACGACATGGGATTAGGTAAGACAATCCAGGCAATTGCAGCACTTGAGTACGCGGATGCTTTCCCGGCGGTCATCGTATGTCCACCCGGACTTGTCCTTAACTGGCGCGATGAATTCAATAAGTGGCTTCCACACCGTAGCGTTGGTACCGTAGCCAATCGTTCAGAGTTTCCCGACCGAAACAAGTTTGATGTAATCGTTGTCGGGTATTCAAACATCGACCACTGGGTTAAGTCGCTAACCGGATTCACGAGTTACGTATTCGACGAATCGCATTATGCAAAGACACCGACCGCAAAGCGAACAAAGTCAGCCATCAAGATGGCGCGCTCAGCCGATAAGGATGGACTTGTACTGTGTCTTACCGGCACGCCGATAACAAATAGGCCAGCCGAGTTTGGACCGCAACTCGACATTCTCGGACAACTAAATAAATTTGGCGGACTTTGGGGTTTCTACCGACGGTACTGTGGCGCATTCCGTGACCGGTTTGGACAGTGGCATATAGATGGCGCGACAAACCTAGAAGAGCTGAACGACGCTCTCCGTGCAACGTGTTACATCCGTAGGACCAAAGAACAAGTGCTTCTAGACCTACCCGCAGTCCGCCACTCCAAGGTTGTTGTGTCGGGTTCTGCGGCCGGCATGAAAGAGTATGAACAAGCGCGTCGTGATATTATCGAGTACATCACCCGACGAGCCAAAGAAGTCGCTCTCGAGATGGGTACGTCAATCTGGAACGCCGCAGTACACGCAAAGATTCGTGCAGAAGCCAACGAACACCTTGTTCGGATATCGGTACTACGCCGTCTAGCCGCGAAAGCCAAGATGGAGTCGGTATTCGAATGGATTGACGGCAAGATTGCATCCGGAGACAAGGTTGTTGTCGCGGCTCACCACAGAGAAATCGTGGACATGATTGCCGACCACTATTGCGGGTTAAAGATTCAAGG